GGGTGAACTTGTAGATCACCGAGTCCCCCTCGCCGTGCTCCAGGCCACGGCCGTAGCCGGCGCTCAGGTGGCAGCGGACGGCGGCCACATCGGGCGCGGCGGGCGGGCCGTTGTTGTGGCGGTAGACGTCGCAGGTGGTGTTGGGGGCCAGCGGAATGCTCATGTCAGCCTCCGAACACGGACAGTTTGTGATCGACGTACGGCTGCAGGAGCAGGCGGACGCCGGGCGGCATCGTCTGGAAGGGGGTGCGGCTGACCGAACCGGGGATGGCCTCCTGAACGAGGCCCGGGTCGCGCTTGGTCTGCCAGAACAGGGTCGCCACCCACTGGGCGCAGGCTTCCTGCACGTCCTCCGGCACCGTGGCGTAGCCGGCCGTGTAAATCACGCGCCAGTAGTTGAGGCCCCCGCGCCACCACAGGGTGCGCCGCCAGTCGTCGGGCAGAACAGCAGCCGGCGTGCGCGTCAGCCAACCGCGGGCGGCGTCCACCTCATAGGCGGACATCTCCTGCGTGTGCAGCGTCAATTCGGCGGTGACGCCGCGGACGTTCAACGCCCCCTGGATGGCGCGGAGGTCCGCCGAGGCTCGGTTGTTGTGGGCCGAGTCCGTCACCGTGGCGGACCAGCCGTTGCCCAGGGCGTTGACCACGGCGGCCACGGCACTCAGGGTGACGTTGCCGGCGAAGGTCACCGAGGTGTCGGTGGTGGTCACGCCGGACGCCACCCGCACCAGAGTCAAGCCCGTCGCCGTCACCGCCGCGGTGGCGCGCTGGTTGGTCGCGGACGTGTTGCTGATTCGGAGTACCGCCACCGGGTCGTAGGCCACCCGCGCCACCGAGAGGATGGGGAACTGGCGCAGCGGCAACCGGGTGTGATCGGTGCCGTGATACAGTTCGTCGAACTGCTGGCTGTCGAACTCGCGCTTGCAGTGGCGGCGGACGGCCCGGGAGCAGGCTGTCACCAGCGCGGCAAGAGTGGTGTCCTCGTCGCTCGTGGTGCTCAGGTTGCCGAGGTTGTACCTGGCCCGGGCGGTGGTGATGAGGTCGGACATGGTTGAGGGCCCGTGGTCCGTTGTCCGTGGTCCGTTGTTCCGGGGCAACGAACCACGGACAACGGACCACGGACGGGGAAAGGTTAGGTAACGATCTGGGCGACCTTGGCCAGCTTGTCGTCACTGGCGGGGCCGAAGCGCGGCCGCATGCCCAGGGCGACCACGCCGACGATGTTGGTCGTGCCGCTGCCGACCGTCAGCCGGCCGCGCACGTAGCGGAACAGACTCGGCGTGGCGGCCGTCTCCTCCGACTTGATGTTGATCACTGCCACCTTGTTGTCGTCACTGGCCGTGAACTGCGCGATCGCCTTGCCGGCGATGTCCTGCTCGGCCGCGCCGCCGGTGTCACGCGCTTCACGCAACTTGAAATCGACCGTGCTGTCCACGGCGCCGAGCATCACCACGAACATCACCTCGTGGAACTTGCCCAGGTCGATGTAGTCGGTGTTCTGGACGCTGCCGTTGTAATTGGCCGGGTCGATGGTCGCGACCACCGCGGCCCGCTCACTGGGTTGACTGTGCATGAGAACTCCTCGGGAGGAAGGGCCGCCGCGCGGCGGAACGCGGCGGCGAAAGGCGGCCCTCGTAACTTCCGCCGGGGCCGGTGGAGACGGGAAGAACGCGCAACGGAAACAGCGGGAGGTCAGCCGGGGGCGAGGCCGACGAAGGGCGACAGCGTCGAGGTGGTGTCCGCCAGGGTGACCTTGTCGCGCATCCAGGGCTGGCCGTCCACCCGGGCGACGAAGCGCCACGCGCCCTGGTTGTTGATGAACCGGTAGTGCTCGCTGAAGGCGATCTCCACCATCTGGCGGTCGCCCACCAGGTAGTGCTGCAGGTTCAGCAACAGGATGTCGCCGAGGGTGTTCAGGGACGGCAGTTTCTCCGTCACCACGACGGGGATCCCGAACAACTGCATCCGCGGCGTCTCCTGGGCGCTGCTCAGGAAGATGTTCGGGCTGCCCGCCGCGGTCGCGGCCATCGTCAACAGCTTGACCAGCACCGTCGGGTGGATCGCCCAGACGGTGTTGCGCGGGTTCCAGCCCGGCAGCATGCGGCCCAGCATGCCGGCCACGTCCGCCAGCGCCACGGCACTGGCGCCCGACCGCGTCACCGAGATCAACGCCGTGGCGTTGAGTACGCCCAGCGGCTTGCCGGCGCCGTTGCCGCGCAGGAAGGCGTAGTCCTTGTACCAGCCCAACGCGCTGCCGAAGATTTGCAAGAGCAGCGCCTCCAGGCCGACGGCGTTGTCGTTGAGCAGCGCGTTCGAGGCGAGCGTGTAGCCGCTCAACTCGTGGGCCGTCAGCCGCAACTGCTTGAACGTCGGCTCCTTCTCGGTCAACTGGGCGGCCTCCTGCGACCAGCTGGCGGTCACGCCGCCGAAGAAGGCCGTGTCGCCGGCACTACTCGGGGCCGTCGTCACGTCCAGGGACGGCACCTCAATGCTCGGCGTCGTCATCGGAATCCGCGTCGCCCGGCTCTCCACCACGCTGTTCTCGGCGGACAGCATCAGCAGGTTCGGCAGGAACTCGGTCGGCACCGTGTAGCCGCCCTGCGTGCCCGTCTGCGTCGTCATGGCCGTCTTCTGGCCGACGTTCTCCCAGTCGGCCCAGCGACTGCCCATCTCCTCCAGCACCCGGGCGTCGCCGCGGCGCACCGCCAGCAGGAAATGGCCGAAGGTCTTTTTCGGGTCGCCGTTGCCGCCGGCACCGAAGATCAGCGGCACGGCGTTGCGCCGCGTCCGCGTCTGGGCGTCGGCGAACTGTTTCAGCGTGGTCTCCATCGCGTCGTTCAGGCCGCGCGTCAGCGTGGTCAGCAACGACTCCATCGACTTCGCCACCACCGGGGCCAACGGGTCGCCGGTCACGGCCTCGGCAATGCCCTGGGCGAGCAGAGCGTTCGCCACCGGCTCGTCAACGTCGATCCGGGCGCCGGCCTTCTGGCCGAAGTGGTCTTTCTTGAGCTGCACGAACATGGGTTTCTCTTTGGTTGTGATGAATGGTGAGTGGTGAGTGGTGCGTCTCCGGAAGGGGACCGGATAGCTTGGTGTCTTCTCGGTCTCCGTGAACCTGACGTGTACCTGGAATGTGAATCCTAGACCCGCCCTCGCAGCCTGGACCAACCCTCGGTGAGGGCGTTCTGCACCAGGGCGGGCAAATTGAGCTGATCCAGTTGCCGCTGGAACGCACGGGCGATCTCCTCCAGCGGCGTGAACGGGATGACCTCCGGGGTCGGTGGGGGTGTCGGAACGGGCGGCAGTCCGAGCGCCTGGCGTGTGGCGTCGGACAGGCGCAAGCCCTTGGACACACTCTCCACCAGGGCGTGCTGCTGGGCCGGCAGGTAGACGCAGGCGTACTCCAGCAACAGCCACTTCTCGATGACCCAGTTCACGCGCGACCAGGCGGGGTTGGTCGTTACCTCCTCGTCCGTCGGGCGGCGCGCCTTGACGGGCAGGAAACCGACACTCTTGCCGCACAGCAGGCCGGCCTGCACCAGTGCGAAGGCGGCGTCCGGCGGCCACTCGGAGTCGGCCGGCCAGGTGTCGGGGCGCTGGGGGTACTGGGTCTTGGCCTTGATGCCGACCAGGGCGCCGTCCTTGACGCGCCGCCGCCACAGGGAACGGCCCACCGGCGGCAGCCAGTAGGCGTGCTGCATCGTCACCAACGGGTTCAACTTGAAGTTGGAGTCGTCCATGCCGGCGGCGACCACCACGTCGCCCTGGCGGTCGATCGATTCCTCACTGATCCAGGACACGTCGGCACGCTCGCCGGTCAGCAACTCGGTCGGGGACTTGGCGATCACGGTCGTCTGCGGTTCATAGGGACGCTCGCGCGGGAGCGTCTTCAACAGGGCTTCGAGGGCCTGGGCCTGGCGGTCCTTCATCGGCACGCCTAGCGGGCCTTCGGTGTCGTAGTAGGCTTTGTGGAAGGCGGGCATGGTGGTTGGGTGGTTAGGTGGTTAGGTGGTTGAGGGACGCTACGCCGCAAGCGGCGGTCAGAGGGGTTCGGTGATGGAGATTCGGGGCGGCACCCAGGGGACGTTGCCCCACGGCACCGGCGGCAGCCCACGGTCCGAACGCACCTCGTTGACCGTGCGCACGCCATACTTCAGGTCGGACTCACACTGTTTCAACAGCCACTCCTGGTTCTGCGGCGTCGGGTCGTCCGAGGCCAGGAACAGCCGGCCACTCGGGTCGTAGAACGGGATCAGCTGCTCATTCAACTTCTCGTCCCGACGGCGCAGGCGCGGCACAATCGCCAGGCTCTTGTGCAGGTGGTCCGCGGCTTGCAGGTTCGCCAGGTTCGTCTCCGACGACAGCAGCGGCAGCGGCACCTGGAAACAGTTGGCCACGTCCTCGCGCGTCGCCTTCATCTCCGCCAACGCCGCCAGGTCGCCGAGCGAGTGCGTGACCAGGTCCATTTTGAGGCCCGTCTCGCTGATGAGCGCCTTGCCGGCGCCGCCGCGGCGGAACTTCTGGTTCCACTGCTCCTCCAACCGGTCGCGCTCGTCCTGGCCGATCGTCTCCGCCGGCGACAGGATCACCCCCGGCAGGGCGGTGTTATCGTGCAGCGACCGGCGGCGGGCCTGGTAACAACTCAGCAGCACGGCTTGCTCGTAACAGGCCCGCAGCGGACTCAGGCCGCCCGTGTACGGCGCACGCGGGTCGGGACAGCGGAAGTGAATCACGTCCTCCGGGGCGAAGCGCGTCACCATGCCGTTGGCCGTGTACTCGAAATAGTCCACCAACCGCGGGCTGTCGGTATCCCGGCACGGGCGGACGTACTGGCTCGGCAGTATCCAGATGCGCACCGGCACGCCGAGCACGTCGTCCACCTCCAGCAGCCAGTAGGCGCTGCCGTGGAACTCCAGGTACAGCTGCGTCAGTTCCCACAGGTCGAACTGGTTGTGGACCGGGTTCACCTGCTGCAACAGTGTCAGCAGCGGGTGGCTCGTCACCTCCGTGATCGTCTCGGCGGCCTTGGTCCGCGCGTCCAGGTACGGCAGAGACCGCAACCGCTCCTCCTCGGCGGTGCTGAGGCGGCGCGTCAGGCAGCGGGCCGCGGGCTGGTTGGCGGCGGTGCTGACGTACAGCCGCGGCGGGTAGCGGGCACAGGCGGCAGCGTTGACGGCGGCACACGCCCAGGCGACGCCCTTCAACTCCTGCAACAGATCGAAGGCACTCGGTTCGTGACGGTGCCGGTAGTTATCGACGAACCAACCGGGATAGCTGGCACCGCTGAACCAGGCCGGCCGCACCGCGATTTTGCGGTGCAGCCACGCGGCGGCGCGGCGGTAGAGGTCGGCGAGGAAGGTGATCATGTCAGGATGTCCCAGATGGCGGGGTTGTCCAGGCGGTTCCAGTGCCGGCGGTTGGCGTCCTTTGTCTCGGCGTCCGCAGCGGCGGTGGCGTCCTTGCACTGCTGCCGCAGTCGGGCCACGAACTTTGCATCGACGCGCGAGATCAGGTAACGCAGCGCGGCCAGGGCGTGGTTGTCGGCGTCCACGGGGTTTTCCGAACGGTCGGCCGCGGCGGTATCGTCGGGGTAGCGGTAGCGCTGGGCCTCGGCGATCAGCTGCGGACAGCCGCGGCGACTCACCCGCAGCCGGCCCGTCCGCAGCCGCGCCGTCACGGCGGCGATGCCCAGGCGGATGTCGTTCTGGCCCGCGATGACCTTGTGGCCGGCGGCCCGCAGTTCCTCGATCTCCGTGCGGCCGGCGGGGTCGGCGTACCACTCGTAACCCTTCGGCAGGGCGCGGGCGTGCTCGTGCAGCGGCGTCTTGGTCAGGTAGCGCTCGCCCACCAGGTGCAGCACGTCGGCGCCGTCCAGCACGCCCCACACCGCGGCAAAGGGATTCCGGAAACCGAAGTCGATGCCGCCGACCTTGCGGCCCGTCGTGGCCTGGTCGGGAGACCCGGCCACAACGGGGTCGTCGTCGGTGACGCAGTCGGCGAAGTCGGGGTACACCAGGCCGACCAGGGCTTCAAAGCTCGTCTCGTACTCCTGGGCCACCCAGCGGTCGCCGAACTTGCGGCGCTCCTCGGCGATGAAGTCGGCGGACAGCCGCGGGCACTCCCGCCACGAGACGCGGAAACGCCGCCACGGCGCGTCTGGGTTCTGCCACTCGCGCCAGAAGAAGCCGCGCGGGCCGAACGGCGTGGACAGGCACACGGTCCGGCCGCGGCGCACGCCAGTCATCGGCGACACCGAACCGTACAGGTCGTCCGGGATGCGCGCGGCCTCGTCCAGGATCAGGAGATTGACGCCCTGAAAACTGCGGATCGTCTCCTCCTTGCCGGGCAGGCTGACGATGCGCGAGCCGTTCACCAGCTCCAGCTGCGTCGTCGTCTCCTTGAGCGTGCCCAGCGGGCGGCGCAGGGCGCGGTAGCCCTGCTTGACGTAGCGGAACAGTTCCATCGACTGGCGCAGGCTGCGCGACACCAGCAGCACCAGGCTGTCCGGCTCGAACAACGCGGTGTGCAGCGCCAGCACGCTGACGACGCGCGACTTGCCGGCGCCGCGGCAGCAGTTCAGCAAGACCTGGCGGTCGGTCGAGAACAGCAGGTCGCGCTGCCACGGGTCGGGCGTCAGCCGCTGGGCGAGCAGCAGCCGTGACGGGTCCAGCGCCAGGGCGAGCAGCTGCGGGGCCGTGTGGGCGGCGACGGGCGCGGCGACACTCGGGGGTGGTTTCTTGGCGGACATGGCGGGACGCCGGGAAGA